TATTTTGGTCAGTATTATGAATAGGTTTAATGGCGGCGATTCTTTGTGTACAAAAATTTAATTTAGATAATGTGGTTTTAACACCTTTGGGGACATCAGCTTTATTCATAACAGGCGTTAATTGTTTTTTACCATCGACAGTTTTCCAAGAAATCATAGGGTTAACAGTTTTATTAATGGCAGCGAAGAGATGCGCCACTTTTATGTAATATCTTGCGATACCAGTGCACATATGATGTTTTTTTTCTTCACCTTTAACATCTAATTTACCAACATCTTTTTTGTCTAAATGAACAAGAGGCTCTGTTTTAATATTATCAATGGACTCGCCGGCACTATTTCTTAATGAACGGTCAAGCCAAACAACTTCTTGAGCATTTAAATGATGCCTCAATACTTTTGATGTTAAAATGATCATATCGTCACAATATTTTTTGTCATGTAATTTTTCAAGATCCGTAAATTTAGCTTGGGAAATTAATTTTGCGGCTGTTAAATGTAGAACATTTGGCAATTTAAATTTATTTTTTTCATCGCGAATATCAAAAGGTATAGCGTCTTTTGGTTTTGTTGCTTTATTACCCATTATATAAAATAGATATAATATAAAATTGAATTAAATACATATAATTAATTAAATTAATATGTCTTTATCAAAACATGATATACAAGGGTCTAAAACGACATTAAAAAAGAGGCGCAAATATAATAAAGTAGATAAAAAAAAGATGTGGGAAGCTTTCGATGAAACAAATAACGATGAAAAAGAAAGTTTGATATGTATGTATCAAAGACAAGATACACAACAACGCGATAAATGTACACTATGTTCGTCACAATTATTAATAGGACAAGATAGATTTCTTACGTGTTCAAATAAGAAATGCGGTGTAATGTATAGAGACACATTAGATGAATCGGCAGAGTGGAGATATTATGGTGCGGATGACAGTGGGTCAAAGGACCCAACGAGATGCGGAATGCCAATAAATCCATTATTGAAGAAATCATCCTATGGTTGTAAAGTTATTTGTAATAGTCGCTCGACTTATGAAATGAGAAAGATAAGAAGATATACAGAATGGCAGTCTATGCCTTACGAAGAAAAGACGCAATACGATGAATTTGAATGGATAAAATCAATGGCGCGGCAATCAGGAATTGCGAAAATTATTGTAGATGAAGCTATGAGACAACATAAGAAAATATCAGAAATGAAAACATTTAGGGGTTATAATAGGGATGGTATAATAGCAGCATCGGTTTATATTGCGTGTAGAATTCACAATTATCCGCGTACGGCGAAAGAAATAGCAAGTATATTTCATTTAGACAATACGAGTGCTACGAAAGGTTGTAAAAATGCGGGACAGATATTAAATACAATAGAAACAGATTCAAATAGAACACATTACTGTGAAACGAAACCTGAAAATTTTATTGAAAGATTTTGTAGTAAGCTAAATATTAATAAAGAGCTAACAAAGGTATGTATGTTTGTAGCACATAAAATAGAACAAAATAATTATATTCCTGAGAATACACCAATATCAGTAGCAGCAGGAATAGTATATTTTGTAGCACAAAATTGTAATTTGAATATAAGTAAAAAGAAAGTGAATATGTGTAGTGAAATTAGTGAGGTTACAATAAACAAGTGTAATAAGAAATTAGATAAAATAAAAAATTTATTAATTCCACCAGTTATTTTAGAAAAATATAAGGTATAATATATAGATGGCAGATAAAGATTTACAAACACCATATGGGGAAACGCCGGAGGTAATGAGAAAAAGACAGCGTGAGGATGCTACAGGCGATGCAAGTAAAGATTTCCCAAGTTCAAAAAGTAAAAAACCAAAATCGGGAAGAAGGTTAGACTATGAAATACCACCAATAAGAGAAGGTGATAAGTCTGGAATAACACCAGAAGAAGCAGAAGATGTTGCTAATACTTTGAGAGGTCCGGTGCTATCAGAAGCTGCTGCATTTCAAAAAAGTGCTGTATATACAGAAGATATGAAAAATATTCCTATACCAGGAGCACCAAAAAGCGAACAAAGACAAGATATTGAAAAAAAATTTTTTAAGAAAGAAGAAGGAGCCGAAGAAGAAACTGGAGATAATACCGACAGAACTTCAGATAATACCAAGAGCAAAGAAGGAGGATTTTTAGAATTTTTTGGTTTAGCAGGAGGAAGGAAAAGACGCCGAAGAAAGAAATCGCGTAAAAAGAAAAAATCAAAAAAGAGAAAAAGCCGTAGAAGAAAATCGCGTAGAAAATCAAAGAAAAGAAAATCACGAAAAAGAAGCAGACGTAGAAGAAGGTAAAGTCTTTAGATAATTTTTTAATATAGAACGATGTTTTGAAACTAACTCAAAACATTTTTTTCGAATAGGACAATTTGGATTTAATGAGCCAACAACTTCATATCTTGGAGCACCACCACTATTTTTAACAAAAAAATCAATTTGATAAAATAATTCAGGATAATAAACGTGAGTCATCCAATCGTCACAATACCAATTTTTTATTTCAGGAGGAAAATAGAAACCGAATATTTCCATATGTCTTCTACTAACAAAAGATTGTGTTTGTATAAATCTTTCTCCACCTGGGCGTGAGAAGGGTCCTGAGTTCCATCTATCAATATCCAATGGTCCAGTTAGTCCTATATTATGTCTATGTTGTAATTTAGCAATAGAAGCGTTAACCCAACCGTGTTGTTGAAATATTATATCGTCACCACATTGAAAGAAATAATCACAATTATCGTCGTAAGCTTTTTGGAAAGCTCTATTCCACATATGAGTTACCCAACCTTTTGGGATACCATTACTTGATAAGAATATAACATGTAAGTGCATAAAAACTTTAGTGAATCGTTGTAGTTCTTTTTTTTCAGCTGGATTAGAATATATACGGTCATCGTCATCAGCAACAATGTAAACATAATATTCGTGTCCGCTGTCGCATGTTAGTAGTAAAGATTTCAAAAAACAATTATATAAATAAGACTCTTTTATAGATTTCCAATTTCTGTTTCTTGATGTGCTTGGAATTAATATCCCAATTTTCATATAAAAGATAATAAAAAATTGTATTTAAATATTAATGATTATTTAAATACAAATGGAATTTGTGGAAGACAAATCTAAAGAACCTTCGTCATTTTGTACCATTTGTACAAAAACTTGTAAGCAGGAATTGGTTTTATGGCTATTGACACTATCGATACATCATAATGGTGCGAATGTGTATGTAATGTGCGATACAGCTTCAAAGAATGAGATAGATGGTTTAACACCAGATGTGAGTAAAAGATTAAATATTAAATGGCATGTTACATTGGATGAATATAGTGATAAAACCAGAAAACAAATGGAGGATGAAAAGACGTGGAGTGATTTTCAAATGAAGAAAGCAGAGGTTATGTCTCTTGCGTTAGAAACAGAGAAGGATACATTATTTTTAGATAGTGATATAGTGATATTGGATAAGATAAATGATGTGAATCACAATATGGATATAGGAGTATCACCACAATATATAAAAGATGAGAATGTGAAACAAGTGGGATATTATAATGGAGGAATGTTATGGACAAAGAATAAGGAAGTTCCTAAGGATTGGGTAGAGTTTACAAAAACATCTCGATATTTTGACCAAGCATCTATAGAGGATTTGGCGAAGAAATACTCAAAATTTACATTTAGAGACAATTACAATTTACAAACGTGGAGGTTTGTAATAGGACAAGAAGATGGGGAGACAATAGCGAGTTATATGAAACCAAGAGATGGGAAGTTATATTATAAGAACAAGCCATTGAAATGTATCCATACACATTTTAATGTGAATGCGTTCCAACAAATAAATAGTTTGTTTTTGTTGAAGTTACAACAGGCGAAATACTATAAGGAATTAAGTTGTATTTATAGATCAATAAATAACAAGTGGATAATAACATTACCAGCTCAACCCCAACCGGGTCTATGGTATCATAAGAATGATAGTTATAGAGAGTTGGCATTGTTGCAAAAGAGAGAGAATAAAGATGTGGATGTGCAATTAAATAAAACATCAGGACATTGTTGGTTAGTGCCGAATGTTATACTATATGATAGACCTAATATGACTTGGGTAAATAATCAATTTCATGAGGCTGGATTAGTATTGACAGGGAATATGGATAGTGAAGTGGAAGGAATGGAATTAAGGAAGAAGGGTGTAAATATGAAACCGTGGATATTTTGGCCACGAAGACCATATGTAATGGAGACGTTTTTAAAAGAGAAAGGAATAAAAAAATACAATGATAGGGATATAGAAAGTATATTTGTAGGAAATATAGAGAATAAAATACAAGGGCAATATAGAGAAACAGAAGATGAATGGGATAAAGTTTTGGATGTATATCATTGTACACAGGGTCAAAAACATAAATTTACCCAGGAAGAGTATTTGGATATGATGAGTAGAAGTAAATATGGATTATGTTTGAGAGGATTTGGAAAGAAGTGTCATAGAGAAGTGGAATGTATGGCTTTGGGGACGGTGCCGATAATAACAAATGATGTATGTATAAATTCTTATATAAATCCACCGAAAGAGGGAGTGCATTTTATAAGAGCGCATGATACAGAAGATATGAAAAGAAAATTGGTGGGGATATCTCCAGTTAGATGGGAGAAGATGTCAAATGCTTGTGTGGAATGGTACAAAGAAAATGTGCATAGTAAGAATAGTTGGAAAACTACAATAGAATATATATTGTATGATAATTAAATTAATTTTAATTCGTGAAATTTTATAGCAGTTTTTTTAATATTAAGTGTATTTCTATCATCAACATTATTATAATTAAAAAATAATGCGTAATCTTGATTATTAAAGAATTGAAAGAAATTAGGTTTATTAATAATAACAGTATCTATATTATTTGCTATTCTACAGAAATAATACCAAATATCATCAGTAGTAGGACATAAATCCTTAATTAATTTAAGGTCAAATATAAGATTTTTAGTTTTATGAAAGAAAGAAGGATGTATAATAGTGCCAACACCACTGTTAGCGAAATTATATAGAGTTCTTGGTATAGTATTAGTTCTTTTTTCGTAGTGAAAGTTCGAATAATTAGGGAAATTAAAGTCGTGTGTACAACCTCTATAACTTACGCAACATTTATATTTTTTATAATCATTAACATAACTTTCAATTAAATTACGATGATAAATTATGTCGTCATCAATAGTTAAAATAAGACAATCGCTATTCCATTTTGATTTAAGTAAGTATAATAGTTTTCGATAAGGGCCAATATTTTTACACCAACGAATTTTAAATATAGGATATGAATCTATAAATTTTTGTAGGTTATCATTAAGTTTTTTATTTTTAAAACCTTTATCAATAAGATAAGGTTCTACTGATAAATAAATAAAACATTTTGTAGGTAGTAAAGTTTGTAAAAGAATAGATTGAAGTGTCAAGAGAAGAAGATCTTGTTTTTGATAAATAGAAGTTAAACTAACATAAATATTCATATAATAATTATATAAATATTTATTTATTATCTAATTTAATATATTGTTCATAATTAACATCTTTGCTAAGAATATCACTATATGACTCCATTTGCGTAACAAGACAAGGATAAATGCCATATATGTTATTATATTTTTTTTGCATTTTTGCATAACAAACGTCAATTTCACAGTAACAATTTAATATTTCGTCAATCAAGGTGCTGTAAAAAGATTTATTCAATAGATATGCGTGAGTAGTGTGACCATTTGTTAATTTTTTAAGATTTGAAATATTAGTATCAATGTACGGGTCTTTTCTAACAATACTAAAACCAAGATATAACATATCTATATCGGTTTTACTTTCATGAATACTATTAATGGTATTGTTGTATTTATCAATAAAATTATTGGTTAATAAGAAATCATCTTCAAGTATTAAGATTTGATTGTAATCGTTTTTTTGAGCATCAATAATGATTTTTAAATGACTTAATTTGCATCCCAAAGCACCGATAATATATTTAGTTCCTAATTTTAAGTTATTTTTAGAATATTGGATTGGATTAACTTTATTTAAATCAGGTTTAACGGCGTCGAATCGTGTATAATTGGTAATATTGTATTTGTTTAATTGTTGAAGACAATGTTCCCAACGGTCAGTTCTTTCTTTAAGATTGATAATATATATTTTGTCAATATTGTTCATAATATATATATAAATAAAGTGTTTTTATATCTTATTGAATTTTTTATATAATATATTAGAATGTTTTTTAATAAATATTAAATGTTTTATCTTATCTGGTCTTGAATTAATGTATGTATCATATTCTAATTGTCTAATCATTAATTCATTATTTATAGTTGGTATTTTACAATGGTACTTATTAAATATACTTGTTTCAATAACTGATTTTGTTAGGTTGGTTGGGATATCATATTTGGGATATAAATCAACGATATTATCACATAAATCAAATTTTATAATGAATTTATTTTTAAAAAGAACATCAATATGAATTTTATTATTAATATTATATTTTTTATAGTTAAAATCAGGATATTTTAATTGTAAAATATTGATAATATGATTACAGACGTTATTTATATTTAAACACAAAACATCTATATCATCTTTACCAATATTAAAACGTGGAAAGTTAGGATCAATTTTAATAATAGTATAGTTTTCCATATTCAAAAAAAAATCCATTAAATTAATCATTATATATATATTGTATTTTTATTTAATAAGATATTTATGTATATAATATATTATGATAACAGAAAATTACTTTATAGTATGGAGTTGTGGGTTTAGATATTTAAAAGAAATTATGAATATCATTAGAGAACACCCAAATATAAAAATAACGAGAGTGTTTAAAAGAACGTTCAGTTTTAATAGCGATTTTTTTAAGGAATTGTACAAATTAGATAAAAGGGTTAGTGTTAATCCAGAATTAATTCATTCAAAAACAATATATTTAAAAAAATTTATACCAGAAATATTTATAATATTTATTAAAGATTATAATACAAGGTATTTGATAAAAAATGGTGATTTCATATATTCAGAAAATACTACATTTATAAAATGGAAAATACGATTATTATTTAATCCAAGAGATGAAAATATACCATATAATATAAAAGTATCAGATGAACACGTAAAATTATCAACTGTTCAAAAATGGTGGATTAAAGGTATAACGCATTTACATATAATACATTCGAATGATATTCACCAAGAAACTAAGGTTATAAAAGATTATTTTGGATTAACAAATCAGGATTATAGTTTACAAGGAAATTGTTATTATCATTTACCAAAAAAAATTACGAAAGTAAATATAGATGATATTTTATGTAATACAATAGATAAGAAAGGAGTTCATATAAAAGAAACACCATTTTATAGTTTTTTATTAGGTAAAAGAGAAGAGTATGATAATTATATTATGAAAGGTTTTGGGAAAATAATAACATATGATAATTTAAGTGGAGCATATGATAAATTGATAAATAATTTTAATTATGGTATAGAAATAGATGGTATTCCACAATATATTATCGCCAAAAAATCGAATATACCAAAAAAATATAATGCTCTTGATGGTGGACATAGATTAGCTATATTATATTATAATGGAATAAAAGAGATAAATATATGGGAATTATTATAATGAATTATTGAAAAATAACGTTTTTTGTTTTTAATGGAATCCAATCAGATTTATAATGTTGCGTTTTTCTTTCTATTAAAATGGGTTTATCATGAACAGTAGAATTTAACAGTCTTAAAAGATCTTCAGGATATATAACTATTTTATCTTTATTAGTATTTATATATGCGGCCCACCAAGATAATGTAGAATTACTAATAACATTAAACTTACATAATGACATGCACCATAAATCAATATAATCGGGATTATCTTCAAAATAAATACATTGATATGATTCGTGATAAAAAAGTTTTTTAATTTTAGATATATCATCGCCGAATATATTAAGAATTATTTTTTTTGGTTTATTATTTTTAATGATATCATTAATATAATTAACAGCTTCGTAATAAAAATTATTATTATATTGTAGATTTTTACACCAATTTAAACGAAAATGCAATGATATATTAATAATGTTATCATCAAATAAATGCGGATAACTGGTTTTGATAATGTTAATACTATCAGAATCGGGTGAAATTAATTTTAAAATATCATTATAATAATTATCGAAATAAATATGTGATTTAAAATACCCTTTGATAATACTATCTTTTTTATTATAGATATTATTTATCTTATTAATTAATTCCTTATCATATAAAGAATAATGATTTGTTTTTTCATTTAGTGTAATGGTATTGTTATTTAAAGGGGAAAATATTTGTAAATTTCTGAAAATAGTATTTCTATGATTTAGATTAAAGGATTTTAATTTGATTAATAACTCGATAATATAGTAATTATTAAATGGAATATTAAATTTTTTAGAAATTCCGTATGCCGTAAATATCTGGAATAAAGCATTACCCAATCCAGTATTATTTTTTGATAAAAATGGAGAATTTGCTTGAGTTAAATAAGGAATAATCATTAAATATATTATATTAATACTCTTATATAAAAATAATTACATTATTATTATAATGATTATTAGAAGATTAGAAAAGAAAGATTATAGAGAATACATAACATTGATTAATGAATTTAGACCAATTGGATTAGATATCAGCAAAGAAAAGTTTGAAGAAATATACGATAATATTTTTAAAAATAGTATAATTTATGTATTAACATTGAATAATGAAATAATAGGTTCATCGAAATTAATAATAGAACAAAAATTCATACATAAATTATCAAAATATGGACATATAGAGGATGTAATTATAAAAGAAAAGTATAGAAGAAAAGGATATGGTAGTATGATTGTTAATTATATTGTAAATGAATGCAAAAAAAATAATTTTTTTAAAATAACATTAACTTGTAACGAAAAATTAATACCATTTTATGAGAAAACAGGATTCGAAGAATATCAAATTCATATGTCGCAATTGTTATAAAATAACTTAATTAATTTGCATATATGAATTACATCATTATTTGTTAAAGTGATATATGAGGGAAGAAATAAACCATTTTTACTAACATAATTACTATTGACAAATGTTTCATTGTTATAATACATTTTAGTTTTATTTATTTCGCCATAAACGGGTCGTGTACTAATTTTATGTTTTTTCAAAAAACTTACTAATTCTTCTCTTTTATCTGTAAAAATGTCAACAAACCATGGAATCCATTCGTTATTTAACGGAGGACGCATAACTACGTGATCTTTTAATTCATTGTAGTACAAATTATATAATTCTTTCATTTTGTAAACCCTATAATCAATTTTTTTCATTTGTTCAATACCTATTACAGCTTGTAAATCGGTAAATTTTAAGTTAATACCAAATACTTCAAAATTATCTTTACCACTTTCTTTTCTACCGAAATTTTTGATCATTCTCATTTTTTTAGCTAATAATTCATTATCAGTAACGCAAAAACCTCCTTGACCAGTGCTAATTATTTTGGGCGAACTTAATGAAAAGCAACCAATATCACCAAAAGTGCCAAGATTTTTACCATTTATTTTACATCCTAATGATTGTGCGCTATCTTCTATCAAATAAAAACTATTTTTTTTACAAAAATTAACAATATCGTGAATGTTTTTATATCTATTATTTAAAGAAACGTGAATAATTGCCTTTGTTTTATTAGTAATATGATTTTGTATAGTATCCAAATTAATAGTAAAAGTTTCTTTATCTACATCTATTATAATAGGTTTTAACTTTAACATTTTAATAGCATTTACGGTTGCTATCATAGTATAATTGGGAACTATTACTTCATCATCAATATTTAAATCTAACGCCATAAGGCTTAAAATAATAGCACATGTTCCACTTGTTGTCATAATACATTCTTTACAGTTTAAGTATTTAGTTATAATATTTTCTAATTCTTCGGTTTTTTTGTATTCGGTGACGAAAGTATCTTGTATCATATAATTATAAGTAGCATCGGCTTCTTCTTTTCCAAATGTAGGGCGATGTTGCATAATATGTTTCATTTTATACCATTTCATCATATCGTTTAAATTAGTATTTCTATGAAAACATTGATAATATTTACCGATTAACATTAAGGTAGGTTCTCTCTTTCTCTGTAAGTCTCTTGGATTAGTTTTTTTTAAATCTGCGGTATTTAGATAATTGATATAATCATCATATAACATTATTCGAAAATCAAGAGAAATTCTTAGTTTATTTTCAAAATTTTGTTTATTAAAATGAGTGCACATATTACCATTGAAATAAAAAAGATCACCAGGTTTTAAAAATATACTTTGAAAATCTTTTAAATCGGGTTTAGATTCTATCCAAATAGTGTTAGTATTAAACATTTCAGTAATGGGTAATAAAAAATTTTTTTCACCAATAGGATGATTGCTTAAACTGTCAGAATCTTTATGTGGTGGGATTGTAACACTTTTTTCAAATTGAAATCTAACACTTGGAAATGTTTGAAAAATCATAAACTTTTCATCAGGAAAGAATTGTTGATATATATCTTTGATAAAATTACAATATATTTTTTTGAATTCATCATTTGATTTTATATAATCATAGAATTTAATGTGCAAATCACTATCTATTTCATTGAGTCCACCAAGTTCTAATTTGTTTTTTAAATAAGTATAATCATTAGATTTCAAATGGAGTTTTTCCAGATTATTTTCTTTGTATAGATTTTTAAAAAAATCTACAAAAGGATGTTTATCAATATTATAATTAAATATTTGATGGTCGCCAATGTTTTTTTTAAGTTTAAACATTTATATAAAAACTATATTTATATTTAAATAGTTATAACAATTTTCTGTTATTTTAAACATTTTTATTTTTCATCAGTATCAGCTTTTTCCCAAAAGATAGTTAAAGATAATTTATTAATATTAATTAATGAAATTAGCATTAATTACAGGAATTACAGGTCAAGATGGATCTTATTTATCCGAATTATTAATACAAGAAAAATATAAAATTTATGGAATTGTAAGAAGAAATTCTATTTTGTTTAATTGGGGAAGATTAGAACATATACGTGAAAAATTGATACTACATTATGGTGATATGACAGATGGAGCTGGATTAAGTAATATTATAAATAGAATTATAGAAGAGAATAAAGGATTTGAAAGATTAGAAATATATAATTTAGCCGCACAAAGCCATGTGAAAGTTTCATTTGAAATACCAAAATATACTACAGATGTGAATGCGATAGGAGTATGTAATATATTAGAAATAATAAGAAGTTTACCAAATAGTACAAAGAAAAAGATAAGATTTTATCAAGCAGGAACAAGTGAAATGTATGGAGAAGTATTAGAAACACCACAGGATGAAAATACACCATTTAACCCACAATCGCCTTATGCTGCCGCGAAAGTATATGCGCATAATATGGTTAAAATATATAGAGAAGGATATGGAATATATGCTTGTAATGGAATATTATTTAATCACGAATCACCAAGAAGAGGCGAACATTTTGTTACAAAGAAAATCATAAGAAGTATAAAACATATATTTGGTAAAAATCCAAATGCTGTTTTAGAATTGGGGAATTTATATAGTAAAAGAGATTGGGGTCATTCAAGGGATTATGTAAAGGGAATGTGGTTGATGTTACAACAAGAAAAACCAGATGATTATGTATTGGCAACAGGAGAAACACATACTGTGAAATCATTTGTAGAGAAAGCTTTTAAATATAAAGGAATATTATTACGATGGTCTGGAGAAGGATTAGATGAAGTGGGAATGGATGCAAGCAATAAGATAAGGGTAAGAATAAATAAGAAATTCTATAGACCTTGTGAGGTAGAACTGTTGTTAGGGAAACCCTTAAAAGCGAAAAAAGTTTTAAATTGGAAGAGAGAATTTAAAACATTAGATGATTTGATTATAGATATGTTTATAGGGGAATAATTAAATATGTAAAGTAACATCAACATTTACTCCTCCTTGTTGTCCGTGGTTATCCTTTAAAATTAACAAATATCCAGTACCCCCTGCGTTAACAGCAATTGTATTAACTGTAGATGTAAATAATTGATTGGTTTGTGTACTAATAAAACTAACTGTATCTCCCACTTTAATA